AGTTTTAGCTCCTTAGCGTTAGCTAGAATATGCGGGTCCCCCTCACTACACACCACAACATTGATTGTATCTTTCTTTGGGAATCTAGTTATTGACATTAGTTACAAGCCTCGCAACTACCTTTAGACGCTTGGACCCCTGACTGACTGTAGAAGTAGTATAGTCCATGAATGTTTTCATCTAAGAATGCCTCCTTAGTTATCTCTGAAATGTACTCTGGTTCTTCGTCAGAACTAAAGAACAGGTTTAGACTCTGGCCTTGGTCGATGAACCGTTGTCGTGCTGCTGCAAGACGTAGAATGTCTCTCTGGTTAATCTCAAACGCTGTCTTAAATACTTCTTTCTCATGTTCACTCAACCAATCTACGTGTTGTACAGACCCGTTGTAGTTCATGCTTAGGTCGTCAATCACCTTCTTAGTAAACACACCACGTTCTTTCATAATCTTCAGCAGTTGAGGGTTAACTCTATCTACATCTCCTGCTGCTGTTGATTGTGAGAATACCATAGCGTAGTCTGGATTGATACCTTCACTAACTCCACCCATAATCAAGGCTGTGCTCTTTGTGGGGGCGATAGCTAGGAGGTGTGTATTCATTTTACCTGAACCCTTGCACCACTGTGGTTCGTTTGACATTATTACAGGGTCCCATCCTTTTGATGGGTTAAGTCTTACGTACCCGGTGTCTTCGCTAATCACAAGAGTGTTGCTTGCTTTCTCAGCTCTTTCTCGAATGGTACTGAATATCTCATTATTCAACATATGAGCTTCAAAAGAACTAAACGGTAACATTCGCTTCTGAAGTAGAGTGTGGAATCCACAAACACCTAAACCTAAAGCCCTGCTTTTCTCAGTGAATCTAACTGCTTTTTCAAGCCCTTTAATTCCTTTTGCTCGTTGAATGAACTCTTCAGCAACGCAGTCAAGGAAGACTGTAGCCACTTCAACAGCGTCAGTGTGCTTCCAATCGTCATAATAAGCAAGGTTAAGACTAGAGAGCACACATGTAAAAGTGTGATGCTCATCACTGAAAAGACGTATTTCGTTGCAGTTACCAGTGAGGATGCCATTAAATACTCCCATGTTACGTTTAGGTTCTGTAAAGCAATACGTATCATCATAACGACCATCATCAATAACATCTACAATGGTGTTAAATTGTTCCGCATTACGTTGTGGTTTTCTTTCTTCAAACTTTAATCGGTATGTTTCAAAACCAATACAAGATAACCGATATAAGCCTGATGACGATACCAGTAAACGATAGGCTGGTTTGCAAGGATATAGCTTTGCACCGCCTCTGCCATCTGGACACAGATACTCACCAGCTTCTCGTGATAAACGAATCTTTGATGATACCCCATACTCTTGCAATCTTAGTTGTATTTCCTTAAGCATTCTAAGATTTACAGAAGCAAGTTGTAACGACTCGTTATCTCCGTTTCTAACAATCGTTGCGTCTGCATCACACAAACCAGCAAACCAACTCACAAAGTTATCACTCGGAACAACATACTTAGCAAAGCCAAAATCACCATCTAAGTACGTTCTTTCGCCTTGAACAACAACCTTATAATCGTCTTCTAAGGTAAACAACTCCAGCAGCTTACGTTTTTCACCGTAGAAATATAATCGTTGTTTTCCATTCTCTAACTCACAACCATCACCAGTATAGAACCCAGAGAAATAGCTTCTGATGTTATTCCCATCAAACAACTCATCACCAGCCAGTACCTCAGGTAACGAGAATTTAATTAGTTTATCACCAGATAAAAGCTCTGTTGTTCGCTTCATAACTTGCTTGCCAGTCACATCATCAATCACATACCACTTGTGATATTCTGTGCATTCAAGTTCTTGTCCTGAGGATGTCACAACTCGCAATAACTTCTGGTTTTCTCCTGTCTTATGGACTTCAACATAAGAATACTCTTCCCCATTCCATACAGAAACGGTTTTACCCGCTAAGTCTTTTATCTGCTCTTGGCCACGTTGTGTTAAGACTTTCGTTTCTGGCGCTACGCATAAATTAGACGCTTTAACATTTAATCCTAAATCCTTATAACATTGTGGTCGTGCTCGATTAACCTTATCAACAAAGAAGAGATAGCCTTTACCTGTCACCATCTTCACTTTCAATACACGTTGGTAACGAGCTAGCGCTTCTTTGTCTCCTGTCTGTAGACTCTGGACAAACTTATCTGTAACAATCCAACCGATGTTATTATCAGCCATATCGTTTAACAGATAAGTAGATACTTCCCAGAAGTCACCGTGTTCTATTTCAATGTATCCGGCCCATGCTCCACGTCGTGTTTGTCCTTGTGAAATATCTCTACTGTCTTGTCTAAAGCCTTTGAGAACAGGAACAACACCGTCACACACAACACCGTTACTAGCAATAGTACCGCGAGGACGAATATCCCCCAGATAACCAGAAGTTCCAAAGCCATATTTCGATAGGAGTGCAGCTTCATGTCTGGCTCCAAAGAAACCGTCTACGGAGTCTTCAACGTATCCACCACTACAACTAACGGGGAGACCTCTATCAGTTCCCATATTGGCAAGTACCGGAGTTGAACATGAGAGCCATCCGTTCCAGATGAGATTAAAAAAGCGCCGCTCCCATATGTCAGCATCTCTAGTATGGCTGGCTGCAGTTTTTGCGATACGCTCGAACTGCCCGCGTACACTGCGTCCGTTGGTGTCGTATTCATATTTAGACTCAAATAGTTGTAGGCCAGCAGTAGTCATCCATTCAGGTACTAGCCCTTGTTTCTGTAACTCTTTCCGTCGTACAGATAGTTTATCGTAAATGTTTTCAGTCATGCGTCACCATGTAAACTTCGCCTCCGGCCAATCTCTGTGGTATTCTTTTCCTGTGTTGCTAAAGAAGTCTACCGCCTTAAAGTTGTTAATGTTCTTGTAAAACCATTCTGCAATAGGGTTATACGTCACCTCAAACATCTTCTGAAATCCTAAATTCTCAAGACACAGATTGATTCGGTGTTCTACAAAATGTACTAACTGCTTCTCTGTTATACCTTCGATATGGCCTTTCTCAAACAGCTTACGGATGATCGCTTTCTCGTGTTCGTAAATTTTAGCGGCAGCTTCATAAACGTGGTCTACATAACGTAATGAAAGTTCTTGCTTATCTCCTTTTTCTTTTAGATAGGTTTTATACAACCAAGCCCCAGCTAGGCTATGCAAGTTTTCATCACGTACAGAGAAGTCAATACCGGCACACACATTCTTTAACTTGTTCTTTCCCTTGGCTTGAAAGTGCTTAAGGAAGGCAAAGCTACTGTAAAGAACTACGCCTTCAATTAGCGAAAATACAGCAAGACTGGTGAGCTTATTAGAACTATTAAGATGGCTATCAATAAAAGCCATTCGGTTGCTAAGGTCAGTGTCGTCCACATACGACTGATAGAACTCATCGTTGTCAAGACCCAGTTCTTCATTTAACCTCTTGTAGAATCGTTTATGAACGGCTAGTTCAAACATCCCGAATACACTAGCCATCTCCTGAATCTCGTGACGAGGAAACCATTTCATCACGTTACCTGTCCAATACTCAGCACCAATATCTTGTTCGTACTTGGTAAAGAGCTTTAGAACTGTTGTTGTTGCGTGTTTCTCAGCCTCAGTAAGGTTAACTCGGAAGTCTTGAATATCGTTCTCTACCTGTGGTTCTGTGTGTAACCAGAACACATCTAACTGCTTCTTAGTGAACTCAAGAGCCTCTGGGTACATTACTGTGAAGCTGTTACCGCTACTTTCAGTCAAGCTCATAACCACGTCCTTCCAATACCTTGCGTAGTTTCTCTTTAGTCATTTCATCTAACACATCTTGAATATAATCAATTTCCCTGAGTGAAATAATGTAAGATGTATTTAGAAGGTGTAAGAAGTTTATAGTAACTTCCGGCCATGTACTGCCCTCATCAATCTCTGATGTAAACTTGCCTGCGTCTGATTCAATCGTTATTTTCACCGTAGTACCTCGCATAAATCTTTTCGTATTCATCTGCTTTAGCTAAATCTTCAAGAGCATCACCTTTCTTACCTGCTCTTAAACGATATTTCAGGATATTACCAAAACAGTAGCCCTTGAACTCGTCTTGTGTAAGCGTATCAACAATCATATCAATCGCTTCACAGTCCAAGATTTTATAGTGTTTTGGTTTAGAAACATTATTCGTTACGGTGTTGTTCATAATAACAAACTCACCATCATTTTGATAATGCAAACCATCACCACCGTTCTGACCAATTACATCCATTCGTGATTCATCCCACTCTTCGGCTGTCCAAGGGCCGGGTTGGCGCGTTGCATCCCACTCTTCAGGTGTTGCGTCGTTAAGTCGCTTTAATTTCATTGCGTGTTCACCCGCATAAAGCTCCCCAATCCGTGTATCTACTTTGTATGGGAATGCACTGTCCCTGTTGACTTCTGTTATAACAGCTTCCATGCCGGAGTTTACAAGGATAACTCTATCACCTACCTTAAATTTACTCATCCATATCTCCGGTTTAGATAGTTCTCATCGTGTCAGATTTGGTTGGCTTGTTGTCTCTACACCATTTACCGCATTCTTGACATTGAAATCTTGTGTACGTACTAACAACAGTCCTAGCTTTTCCTCTGCTTTGTAGTTTATTTGAGCCACAATTAGGGCAGACTGGTTTTCCAATATATAACCCATAATTAGGGTGATTTGGAATCCAAGGTAATAGCTTATCATAAAGCTTCTCAAGTAACAACACATCTTGCTTGTTGTACTTTTCCATTACCTTCCAGTCTTTATTGTCTCCATTCATACACCCAACCCAAAGCTCATGCCCTTTGTGGTGTAGCTTTGAACCCAGACCTAGAACTTGACTGACATAATCGAGCTTATTACTTGGGAATCTAAATTGTTTTTTCGTAACTTCCAATAAGTCAATCTGCTTATACGGTGACGGCGGCGTAAGGCCATGTAATAAAAACTCCTTGTTGAGTGTAGGTATATCAAACCGCTTACCATTAAAATGAACAACAGCATCAGCCTCAGATAATAGTTTGTGCATACGCTCAACCATTTTCTTTGGCTTTGATTTATGCACACTATCAAAGATAATCTCTTTGCTGTGTAACCATTTGGCCGCGTAGCAGAGCGTTGTCCCGCTTGCTGTTATCTGGTTGATGCCTACGTTAACATTCCATAACCCCCACACGTGGGCTGTGTTAGGGCTTGTTTCAATGTCCAGTAGAAGTATTTTCATTCTTCTAACTCAGCGAGAGAATGTAAAGTACACCAACGAAAACCATTACGATTGCACCAATCTTCAATAGTGTATATAGTTCCGTCTTTCCTTCGCTTTGCTCCGGGCATTGCAACTCTTGGGTTTTGCAAGATGAAGACAAGTTCAATGTCTGGGTTGCTGTCTCTGATGTGGATGTACTTGTCGGCTT